CATATTTTGGTTGATTAAGAACTCCACCGGGATAAGGAAGTGCTCTGAATACTCTGCATACTCTGTATATTTGCATCCAGAGTGTTACTTCTTCGATTAGCTCGTCGTCGTATCCGTAATCACTAGGTGAGGCTGTTCCGGCTCCGGCAGTTCTGAGGATGATGAAGGCGCAATCGGAAAATTTTCGTCGATTTCATCCTCCGAGTGAAGCTCGTCAATGTATCTTTCGATCTCCATACCAATGTCTGGCCGAAGCATTTTGAAAGCCATTGGAGAATTGAAATCTAACTTCACACCATTCTTATCTGTGATGTTGTGATCGACAATGCAACTCTTGAACATGTAATCTCGCTCCCACGTTTGGAGCGATTCGATCGTTAGCTTCTGAGTTTCAGGTTCGTTCCTGTTCTTCTTACGCTGCTGAGTTTGTTCCATAGAAGCAATGCTTCCCTTATCACGACGAACGAGCATATCGTGATAAGGGAGCATTTTGAGTTCAACGAACCCATCAGGTGGAAGTGACTTTAATTCACGCTTATAAGTTTCCTGCGAAACAGTTCCGTCGGGCATGTTACTACTCCTGTCTCCTGTTGTATTGCTAATTACGCGATATCAATAGCTGACTTCACACCGATTTCATAGGCGTCTCCACCAACTTGTGCAAGGCCATGACCTACGAAATCAGCCATAACGATATCTTCAATCGATTCAACATCAACATCATATGTGTCGAATGCCATTCGATTCGCCTGTAGATAGATACCGTCTGTTGCTGCTGAGTATGCTCCACCACCAACTGTGGATTCTAACTTAATTGCTTGAGTAGCAGCGGACTTCATGTTATCGTAATCAGTACGATCATCGAAATCAAGCTGTGATCTAACTTCTAAGTCTGTCTTTCCGAACTTCACATAGTTTGCTGAACGCTGCGACTTGATCCTGTTCTGTGCTTCTGCATTGTGGTTAATTGAGAAGGTGAACCCATTGAAGTTTACATTCTGTGCGAATGTAGGAGCAACACCGGATGCACCAGTGAATACGTTGTGGGAATCTGCACCAAGTAGATCGGCAGCAACCCAAGTAGGTGTAGGTAGTGCTTCTTCTTCTTCACCAAGTCCGACCATTGAGAGCGTGCACTTAAGCACACCATTATCAATGGTGAATTCATACTGAGAAACTGTTAGTCCAGTAAAACCGAAAATCTCAGTATTGCGTACTGATGTGATTGAGAGTGTTCTCTGAACTAATCCTGTACCAGTTGAAGTTGAACCTGCTGTCGTAGGAACGAACTTGTAGACAAACGGACCTGAACCTGTCTTAGTAATTGCATGGCGAGAAGCGTAAAGGAAGTAGAGGAATACGTTAGTATCCACTTCCATTTCGATATCGCCTTCAATGTGGTAATATCCTGACTTGACTTCTGGATCAACCACCTGCTGACGTAACTGAGGCGAGTAATACTTTGCCTCTGTATACTTAAGAGTATCTCTAAGAACAGGGATAAAAACCGTCGGGGCGACATACGTGCCCATTGTAGTTTCGGGAGCAATGCCTACAAAGCTAGTTGCTCCGATTCCTGGTGCCATTACTTATCACCTTCCTTCGCTTTGTCCTCGTCAGATGCACCCTCCTTTTCCTCAACCTGATTCTCAGGATGAAGATAAATCACTTTGCCTGCAACTCCATCAATCTCTACAAATGGATTAGTGCTGAGTCTATCTTTTAGACTCTGACCACCATGACGTGTTTCATACAATTCTAGTTCTTCTGCGGAAACTTTAACTGTCTTGCCGTTGATAACACAAAGGCCACCAACATCGATTTCCATATCTTTAGGTAATTCTGGATTGTGGAACTTTACGTTCATCCTATTCACAACCTCCGCTGAGATATTCCTCGCCAGACCATTCGAGTACCAATAACCAAATTCGACTTTCTGTTACGAGGCTGTAGATTTCCTGGTTCAATATCTGCCACGTAACCGAAGATTAGTCTTTTAGTGTTGGTATCAAGTGGATCAGATTGCCAACCGTAATCTTCTTCTAATAGTTCTTCAAGATCATCAACCAACTTAAGATCAGCTTTAGATCGTTCTCTCTTAGTCAAAGTTAAATTTGCATGATAGACATAAAGCTCGAGCACCAACAAAACATTAAAAGTATTCTCTCCGTGTAAGACTTTATTTCTATCACCTGGGATAATTACAACTGCTGGATACTTAGGAATTCGTACTTCGTCATAAGCTCCAACATACGCTATACCGAATTCGCCTGCTTTGTTCTGAATCTTCTCTGCAACCATATCAATGGCATCAGTAATTGTGTAAATTAGCTGAGCCATTAAAATGGTATTCTTTCACCAAATCTACCTAGCGGAGTTCTGACGTGTAAAGTCCCCACACTCGATATTGCGAATGACTTGGTAGCGTTCTCCAAACCATTTGCGAACCAAATATCGAATAATTCAAGAACTCGTCCTTCTGCTTCCTTACTCATACCGATAAAAGGTCTCGGCGGAATATTTTGCATTCCACCCTCTAAATTAGATTCGCCTCTTGGATTCGCAGTTGCGTGGAATGTAGCCCCGAAATCTGCTGAGCCAAATTGGTGAACGGCCCAATAATCTGGAAGATTTGCTGTCGAGTACCACACCGAATCTCCACTTACGGACCAGTTACCTTTATCAGTAGCTTTCTTCTTTAAGTCACCTTCTCGTTGAAGGATGGGATGCTCAAATCCTACTTCACGTTGCTTACGCTCGGCATAACCAGGACTTAATTCAAACCATCCGTCTCCGTCAGGATCATTCTCTTTCTCAAAACGTTCTTCGATATCATCTTTGGCAATTCTAGCAACTGCTCTGAGAGGAATTTCTAAGTTATCTACATAAGCTGCTAGCTCTGCTATCGCTATCTGTGCTTCTCGGAAATTAACAGCTTCAATTTCAATTTCTGTTGTAGCTGCAAATGAACCTAAAATTGCAGCTGGTGAACCAAACTCAGGCATCTACGACCACGCATCAGCAACTTTGAAGAAGGGTTCCTGTGTGGTGGCATTCGGCCAAAAAGAGGTTCCTGATAAAATATCAGTTTCAACCTCAATACCATCTACACCAATGATGATAGCATCACCATTGCGAATATCCATTAACAAAGCCATTGCTTGGTCATAAAGACCTTGTGCAAAAGCAGAACCGTCTGCTTCATCCTCCGCTACCAGTTTGGCGTAGAACATTGCAGCGATTAGTAATCCTGAAATCGTTTTAATGATTTCAGGCGTACTATCGGGGTCTACCCATAATGCAACTGTGTCTAATTCGACAACACTTGCTATGCGGGTTCGAACCAGACGGTCTGCTTCAATCGATAAGTCAGTTATATCAGCATCACTAGCCTGAGCTTTATCGTCAGGTAAATGCTTATTTACATCAGATAAAGCTGCATATGCCATGATAAAAGAGTAGGGGGTTATTAGCCCCCTACTCGTTATCCTCCGGTTCAGAAGTGCTAGCTTCTGCTTCCTGAACTGACTGTAACATTGCATCATCATCGGATAATGCATCTTCCGCCACTTTAAGCTGTTCATTAATCTGCTTCTGAACATACTCAAGTGGTGAACCCATGAAATCAGCAGGCATATCAGGATACTTTGCAGCCCTAACTGCCTTTGAGTCACAAAGCTGATCCCACTCGTCGTCGTCAACACCGAGTTTCTTAGCTGTAACTGATTCACCCGCCTTAACAACACCATCGGCGTGCTTAATATCAGTCCATGCATACATAGTTGCCATTTTTATCTACTCCCTCCCGTTACGAAACAGCCGCAACAGCGGTCTGGATTAGATAACCAGCAACGTTAGAAACGACCTTAACGTCATACTCATACGTCGTGCGGTGCCAATCACCGCGAGGATCGTTTTCACGCCATGAATCAACTGCACGAACTTCACCGTTAGGCTGCGGATAAACAAACGTCTTTGCAAACGTCTTTGTCCGCTGACCAGGAGTAGGATCAACTAGGCCGATCCAAACGTCCTGACCCCAAAATGAAGAAATGCTCTCAGCTGCGAAAACATTCTGAGCTGCATTATACTTCGAGTCTACGATGAAGAAGTTCGCAGGTGCAGGAACATTGAGTAGCTGCTTCCATGCTTCTGCATCAGTAAGTGCGAAATTCTTGAAACGGTCCACAACACGAGGGTGTCCCTCAATAACGCCAAGAGCATCAATTGGAATAACCATCGTATTGGGCCAGCGTCCAGTATCAAGATAGACACGCATAACGGCTGTCTTGATATCTGCAACTGGATTAGAAACGATAGAAGTAACGTCACCAGGAGTTACATAAGTGTAGTCACTCCATTTAGCAGCACCTGCAAGTGCAGTAGTATGACCTGCTGCATAGTTCGCTGTGTTACGGAAACGAGACTGAACTAAATTCTCGTGACCACGAAGAATTGCACCTGTGGTATCTTCCGTAACATCACGATCAGGATCGATCTGTAGATCGCCACCGAATGTAGCATCTGCAAGTCCACCCTGAGAAGTTAACTCACGCCGTTCTTCATCAGCAACAAAACCCTTAAG